GGGCAAAATCCAGTTGTTTCTGAGCCGACCCATGGATGACCCGCGAAACTGTTCGGCCAGTTGCAGGCGCATCCGTGCGATCATGCGGCGATTAGCCCGCTCCGGTGATACCACCGCTACCACCCGGTCTAAAAACGTCGGGGACGGAGCACGCATCATGATACCTCCTCGAACCGGACCCGGTTCCAGATCCCCCCGGATGACCCGGCATCAATCTGCTCAATTTGTTTCAACACATATTGTTCTTCGGCCAGAAGGGCCTGGAGTGAGGGCCTGGACAGGGTATTTCCGCCGGACGTGCCGTAAGATACGGCTGTCCGGGCCTTGTCCAGCGCACTGCGAATGGAAGTGAGCCTGGCGACCAGTGTCGCCCGTGAGTCATACGCCATAAAAAAACCCCTATGCATAGTGGTTGCTTGTTTTACAACACCATATCATGGGGTTTTCAAATAAATTGCGATGCGATAAAAATAGATGCTAAAACGATGAAAAAAGGCGTTAAATAAATGTTGACAGGGGTGCGCCGAAGGCGGGAGGAGCGCCTTCGGCGGCGTTAGGTTGGAGGTTGGAGGCGAAGACGTTTTTTACCTCTAATCCACACCAATCGATGATTACGATTTTTACTTTGTCTCCTCCATCATTCTGACTGTCCATTCTAGTCCAAGGGATAACGCCAATTTCCTTGATTGACCCAAATGCCAGTCTATAAGAACGTATCGGACAGTTCTGTATGTATGCAGCTCATCAACCAGTTGGTACATAGCATGTCCGATCTCTGCTTCATATGTTTTATATGAACTGTGTTTCACTTTGCCTCCTTTTCGGACGTTTCCGTTTTGACAAACGCCGGCGTGTTTTTCAGGTATTTGTTGCGCTGAAACGCCATCCAGTGCATAAGATCCACATTCAGCGCCCGCCACGGCCCCTTGCCCTCCCGCTTCCACGCCGGCAGCCCCTCGCACTCGATCAGATGCAGGATCTGCCGCGGATCTTCCCGGACAAACCCGCAGATCTGCTCCGCACCCTTGAAACACACAATGTCAACCGAAACCTGCTTCATCTATAATCCAAACCATTGTAATCCAACCGCAAATGAACACAAATAAACACGAATAGTTGCCATGCCCCGCCCCGCTTACTGATTATCAATTTGTTCGGGCTGCTTGGGGACCGGCAATTTTCTTCGGCGGAACGCTGATTTTACCCATGCCACCCTGGCTATTTTCGCGAGTTGTAATTCACGGCTGTCAAAATCCAACAACTCCTGGTCAACATTCGCCAGAATATTCATGGATTTTGAAAGTGCTTTTTGAGATTTTTTAATATAATAATCCGCGGCCACACGAATTTGATCTTTTGGTTCCAAAACCTCATACCCGATACCCTGGGCACGATACAAACACAAATTATAATTTTCCAGCAGGCTTTTTTTGGTTTTTTCAATCCCCGTCAAATAATCCAACTGCTCCTTCTGAACTTCCGAGATTGTTTTTGCAGGTTGAATCCCCATCCAGTCTTTCAGCTCCTTGTGGCTTACGATGAGTCCATAAGATTCGCTTTCAAAACGCTCCCGGATTTTTTCAACCGCAGTTTCCCACATGGGATATACTTCTTCCGGTGGTATATATTCTCCCTCTGCATTATCGTTTTTCTCATACATTTTTACACCTCTTCTTTTGTTATTAAATTCCCTGCCCTGCCAGGCCTTGCCTTGCCTATCCTCGCCATGCCCCGCGCGGCCACACCGCGCCCTGCCCCAAGCCAGGCCTTGCCATGTTTTGTATTATTCAATCACCTCAACTTCAAACCTTCCGAACTGGCCGCCTTTTTCCACCCGCCAGTCACACAGCCCACACAACCGGCCCGCATCTTTCAGACATTGGATCACACTTTCACGGTTAATAATTCTCGGATCATAAAGCACAGTACATTCAAGCGACCATTTGTTAAATATGGGCCGGGTTCTCAATGTTGTGGCCTGACCGACCCGTACCGGAGCCTGGTGCATATAATCCATAAAAAACGAATCCAGCTCAGGGTTCGGAATTATATCGTTTGAATTTGCCCGAATCTCTTGACCCGGATATTTCAACAAACAATAATCATTTTCAAGAATACAGCCTGTTTTCCACAGCATGCCGTTTTTTTGTTTGGTTGCGCCCCTCTCAAAACACTTGTTCAACACTCTCATGGGCAGCTTTACCTCTCCATCATAAAAATAAAGTCCGGCCTCCCATTCAATTCGTGCCAGCTCCCAGATATCTTCGATTGTTTTTTTACGCTTGCCGGATTTCTTGGACAATTCCTGGGAATATTTATCCAGCGGATTCGCCATCCGGTTGTTGTGCATCAATAATGGGGTTTCACCTGTCAGTTTAAATTTAATCTGCTCCATCTTTTTGTCTCCTTTCGCGATATTTTGATCGCATTTTTAGACTTTTTTTGTTTGAGCGTTATTATTATTGCCCTGCCTTGCCTTGCCCTGCCCTGCCACGCCCTGCCATGCCGGGCCTCGCCTAACCGCGCCTTGCCACATTTCTTTTCTCGATCCTATTTCCTCTTTTCTCTTTTTTCTTTCCTCCAACCTCCAACCTCCAACCTCCAACGTTTTTTTCCTCCAACCTCCAACCTCCAACTTTCCTCTCACCACCGCATTTCCCCCTTTCCTCTTTTCAACCAATTCTCCCGCCTCTCCATCCATCTCTCCCCGCCGATCCCGGCGCTGCGCACGCCGCGTTTTTGCGGGTCTCCGGTCCCTGACCTCTGACCGCCGCCGCCTTTGGGCCAGAACCGCATGCCCAGGACATCATGCGCCACCAGGCACAGCACCGCGCAGTCCCACAGGTGGTTTTCCTTTCCGGACGCGCACTCCCACACGCCCTTGTCGTTGATGAACTCGCTGGTCATGTGCCGGGCATAGGCCTCCGGGAATTCCGCAAGCGCGTGCCAGGCGCCGGGGTCGGCCGGGGAGATTTCCAAAATAGTGCTCAATTCGTCCTTGTAATAGTTGGCGTTTACGTTCACCACCCAAAAGCCGCCCGGGAAATGTTCTAAATTGCTCCAGGTGTGCGGCTGGGCCATCTTCTGGCGCCCGATGGATGGAAATATCCGGCCCCGGTTCTTCAGACAGAACTTATACACGTCGGACGTGCGGTGCCCCAGGGCGTCCTGGATCACCATGCGCATGACATACACGTTTCCGTCCTCATCCATGTATTGATCCGCCCACAGGATCTGCTCCAGCGCCTCGAAGGTGGTGACAAACCCCTCGCGCACGCCCCAGGATTCCTTAACGAGCTCCGGGCCGCCGTACCCGAACGCCCGGATCCGGTACCAAAACCCATCGTCCTGGGTGTCCACCCCGGCCACCAGGCCGGCCACAACCCCGCCGCCGGGCACCCGCCCCCGGGGCCGGTCGTCCCGCAGGGCCAGGATCGCGTCTTCCTGCCGCAGCACCTCGTAATGGATCCACGGCACGGCCTCGTCACTATTCTTAAAATCCTTGAGCGCCGTCTTGTCCCGGGTGCCCTTCAAAAACCGCGCCATAACCTCGGACAGCCCCACAAAATGAGAAATCCACGACGGAATATGAAACCCGATCTTCTTGGGCCGGTACGCATGCAGATAATCATTTAATTTCATTCCCTGACACCTGACACCTGACACCTGGCCCCCTCCATCTGACTTCTGACCTCTGACCTCTGGCCCCTGATACACCACCGCCCCGTCTTTCACACTCCCCACCCGCCACTCCCCGTTCTGCACCGCCTCATCCCTCAGATCATCATCCCATTTTGCCCCGCACACATCGCACACATACCAGGCCAGATTCTGCGCCTCGATCACGCTGGGGTCCCGCTCGCCTTCCGGAATTTTAAAATGCTTTTCGTCAAACGCCATATACTGGAGCGCCATACACTCCGGGCACCGCACCAGGTACACGAACACCACCTGGGCCTCGGTGCATAATGCCGTCCACACCGGCCCGGTCTCGATGGTGGGCGATGCAAATTTCCAGATCTTTCGAAACCCTCTATAGGTCCGGGTGCGCTTTTCCCCCAGGGCAATGGGAGACGCCTCTTTTTTGCCGGCCGTGATCGGGTATTTGTCCACCTCGTCAAACACCACATAGGGAATGGGCTTGTTGGCCAGCCGGGCCGCGGACCGCGCCCAGCCCATGTAAATCTGCATGTGCCGCAAATTCAGCCGGTAAAAGGAAATATCGTCGTCCGCGCCCGTGAGATACCCTTTGAGCTGCGGGCTGGTTAAAATCATGTCCGCGATCCGGTCCTTGGAATTCTCCCGGGCGGTCTGCTCATCCGGATAGATATACAGGGCGGATCCGGGCCGCCGGTCCACCGCATACCCGATGCAGTTGTTCACGGCCTCGGATTTGCCGGTCTGGGGCGCCGCGCACACAATAATCGTTTCCACGGACGGGAAAAACGACGCGTCCATGACCCCGGATAGATACGGCGTGGTGGCATTGCGCCACGCCCCGGGCCGGGAGCTCATGGTCACCACCCTGTACCGTTCCGCCCACTTGCTGCACCGCATGGGCTTCTTTTTCCGGAAGATTTTGCGCTCCCCGGCCTTCAACTTCAAGGAATAATGATACTTCTCCGGATCCGGAAGACCACCCGGCATCCACTTGGGCTCGATCGTTATGGGTTGTTCAAATAGTTGCATAAAACTCTTTAAACCCCTGAACCTTGAACCTTTGAACCTTGAACCTCTATCTCATCCATCCTCGCAAACTCATCAAACAAATCCTCGGTCTTTTCGATCAAAAACCCCACCAGGGCCTGGGTGTGCTTGAAATTCCCCTCCACCAACTGGATGATGTCCCTGGCCGCGTTCCGGAACACATGGTTTAAGCCCGCCATGAGCGCCCCGGCCTTGATGGCCTGCTCGGTCTCCACCTGGTTTCTATCCAAAAGATTCTTTTTCAGCACATCCAGTTTAAGGGTCATATCCTCCAATTTGGCGGCCAGAATGTCCACCTCCCGCTTTTGCTTTTTTCTCTGCAGCTCGCTGGACTCAACCTCATAAGACAACTGGTCCGGCTTGACCAGCCCGGCCCGTGAAATATACGCCTTTAAGTCCGCCTCGGTCACGGACCCGTCCGCCTGCAGCCGGCACAGTCCTTTTTTGCAGTCCTGGTAAAACTTGGTCTGCCCGATCTTATACCCCAGCCGCTTCAAATACTTCCGCGCCTCCAGCCGGTTCTCGAACGACGGCTCCCGACGCCCCGCCACATACTCATCCAGTATCTTGGACGCCTTGTCATACGCCTCTAAATTGGCCTTGGACGCCTCCTTCTCCAGCGCCTTCCTGGCCTTTTCCTTAACCCCCTCTAATAATTTCAGGTCGTCATCGGCCATTAAAACGCCTCCAGCTCCATGATCAGATCGATTTTATGCTTTATTTTCTCCAGATCCTCCTTGCCCTTGCCACCAGAGACATTAAACCGGCAAATCCGCTTGATAATACACCCCTGTAAAAAACTGAGCTTATTTTTCGCGATAAACTCCACCGGTTGTATGTTAAAATTCTTATAATGCCCCCCGCCGACCTGTATATCCAGCGCCGTCATGTTTTAACCCTCCGCATCCACGCCCGCATCTTCTTGGTTTCCACCGCCACCGCCATCCCAACAAACGGCAACACCTCATCCGGCTCAATCGTCAAATAAAACCGGAAGATCCAAACCTTAAAATAATACTCTTTTTGATTTTTCATCTTTCTCCCCAAATATTTTTTCCGGTAATCTTCCCCGCCGGATGCGCACACACAAACCGGAACACCTCGGGCGTCAAAAACACCAGTTTTGATATATACTGATACGTTTCCCAGTGCTGCTGCTGCCACTTCAACGGCGCCGCCAAAAACGTGCGCCCGGCCGTGTTGTGAATCACCACCGGATGCTGTCTCAACAACCCCGCCAACTCCTCAAGACCGCCTTTTTCCTGACACCTGTTTTTCTATTTTTATTGGTTCCATCGCCGCCACCTGTTTTTTTATTATCCAAAAGCGATCCCCCAATCCCCCACGCCGGCGGAAGCCCGGCGCTGATCCACGCCTTGATATCGATTCCCGCCTGATAGGCCTCGCCAGGATCCGTTCCCTCCGGCACCGGCCACAACTTGGCCTGGTGAAATTCATCTTTCCACCAGCGCATGGCTTTTTCACCGGCCCCGTCAAAATCCAGCGCCACCAATATCACCGCCGCATTCCGCAATATTTCCATTAAATTTTCATCCGGCTTAGCCGATGACGACCCCAGGGCCAGCACCGAGCACATTCCGCCGCTCTGGCAGTGGCACATAACCCCGTCCAGCTCCGACTCCACCACCAGCACCGCATTCTGCCCTGACACCTGACACCCGACACCTGACACCTCAATGAACATCATATCCATATTCGACCCGGGAATCACATAATACCGAGGCGGATTCTCCTCCGGCCGCCGAATGCGGACCCTGCCAATATTTTTTCCTGACACCTGGCACCTGACACCTGACACCTGATATGGAATCACCAAGCCTCTCGGTATCCACAACCGCTTTTTCGCCATCTTCCCGAACTTGTTTTCCTTCATCTCCGTGGGCAGCCCCCAGGCCTCCCGCGGCCGCCACAGATCCCGGCCATCTTTTCCAGGATTCCATCCCAAATTAAACTTTTCCACCGCCGCCCGGTCAATCCCCCTGGCCGCCAACCAGGCCAACTGCTCATCATTTTCCATTAATTTTTCATGCGCCCACTTGACCAGCTCTCCGGCCTTCTCCACCCACACATCCGGCGGTAATTCCGCTTTTTTTTCTTGTTTTTCCTGACACCTGACACCTGACACCTGAAACCTTTCACCCGGCGCCTTTGGCGTCCGATATTCCCGCCGCTCCATCTGAATATCCAAACTCGCACACGCCTCCGGATAACTCATCCCGTCAAACGCCATCAAAAACGTGACCCGGTCCCCGGCCGTGTTACATCCCCGGCAAAAGAAAGACCCCTGGCCGTTGTTTTGTGCCGGCCATATCCGGAACCGATCCTCCCCGCCGCACCCGGGGCACGGCCCGCAGTACTCCCCCCCATGCGTGGACGCCACTTTTTTGGGATCCAGCCCTTTGGATCGGTATAACTCGAGTACGTTCATTAATTAATCCGTGAAAGACCCAGGCGT